TAATTGACCAGTGTTTGCATCATATACAAGTTTATTGCGATACCTTGCCATGATGTCTTTCATATATTGTTCTGACTTACCTCTGGGTAAGTTACCTACATCAATATAAAAAATGCGTCGTTCTGGTGCTCGAGCCAGTCTGTAAATAACTAACGAGTCTTCCATCATACGTAATTGATTAATAGGCTTTAATGCTTTATGAAGAAATGAAAGTACCTTTTTTCTATCATCACTCATTACACCTGAAGTGGTATAAGAAATTGCATCTGGAGAAATTTTTACGCCGTCTGTTTGTGCCTTAGGCTTTTCTTGAAAGATATAAAATTCTTCAACGTTTTGAATGATAGATGCACCAGTTTTTTCATCTTTCTTTTTCTTAACCTGTTTTACTTTACGAATTTTACATGCATCAATAGATCTTATTTCTTGAATGCCTTCCTTAGGATTATTAGGATCTACTATAAGATGATAGTACAACCGGCCATCAATATACCAGCGCTTGAAAATGTCATGTCCATTTTCATTCATGTTTAGCATTGTAGTAATGCCATGAAATTCTTCTTTAATTTGTTTTTTGATGCTAGCTGAAACGTCTATTTCGTCAAGTATAATCTCAACAGGATTTCCAGTTTCAGAAGTAATTGATTCATTACAAATATCCTCAATAGCAGCATCAACTTCTGGGTGATTTGCAACACCTCTATATTTCATTATCAGGGATTGATTGTCAGTTGACTCATCCCCTTCCATATTAATAAATTGACCATAATGACTACCAGACGCAGTTACGTATCCAGCACCATCGTCTTCTTGAGGAGGGACAATAGAGTCTAGTTTTTTAGCAGGCTTAGCCCGTTTAATTTCAAACCCAAAAAGATTGAGTGGTTTGTCCTCAGCCATGATTTCTCCTTACATGATAAAAATCGGAAGAGGGCCGAAACCCTCTTCCACACACTTTAGCTAGTGGTATTTGATGTCCAGTACTGAATCTGGAACTCCACTGTAAATTCCTCAATCTGATCATTAGCATCGTATGCCAATTCGATTGCAGAAACATTTGTTGGAAATGCACCTTTGAATTGATACTCTTTGATTGGGTCACCAGCTTTATTTAGCTGTTCTACAATCATATCTGCTTCATACTCGGCAATGGCCACAAGACCAGTGTTTTCTGTATGGGCAGCCATACCATTCATCCATCGCTCCATTGCATCTCTAATTGCAAAATCAGTATCGTTAATGATAGTTACTGTCCAAGGTTCGAACGTTCTATCACCAGCCATCTGAAGTTGCCTACCGCGGAAAGGAACCACAATAGGCGCAATTGTTGATGCTGGAAGCTGTGCACCTTTACACATAAATGATGTAGCTTCTACATCACCGCCAGCGTAACCGGGGAAATTTAATGTCACCTTAAAAAGGTTAGGGCGAGCACCACCTCCGCGGATTTTTGACTTAAAGTCGTCAACTCCTAAAATTGCCATTTGTTCTCTCCCTCTACGCTACGTTACCAGCAATTTCTTCAAAGTTAACACCGGTTCTTACTGCAACAAAGTTCAGAGTAACAAAGTTAATTGAACGTGCAGGTTTGATAAGGATATTGGCAATGAACTCGTTACGATCAATTACGGCCGCAGTGTTGTTTGTGTCATCACAAATGACTCTAAAGTCTGTGATACCACGTCTACCTTTAATTTCTCTTAGGAAAGGTTCAACAATGCCTACAAATTCTGATCTCGTAAATTCATCGTTAAATTCAAACATAACGTTACGAGCAGCAATTGCAATAGCTCTTTCAATGACAAGGAACAATCTACGAACGTTAATTCTGTCAAAGGCAGAAGGTCTGTTCATTTTTGTCTTATCACCGAAAAGCAACAATCCTTGACCAGGAATATTTGCGATAGGGTTAACACTTTCTCTATACAAAGTATCTCTTTGAGATTTTGTAGGAGAACGGAATGCGTTAACAACCCCAAGGTATCTGCCTCTCCGCGGGCCCGCTGGTGAGAACCAAGGTGCTGCTACAAAATCTGTGGCAGCCATTAGGCCTGCAGTGGATGATGCCGATGGAATATCAATGTATTGATCATTGAATTTATCGTAAATTCTAAAATAGTTGTTATCTACAAATAGGTAGCTTGAGGTTGTGAAACCTTTAGCTGTAGTAACAATTTCAGTAATAAAGTTTTTGTTAGTAACAGCATTCTTATTAGGTGATGCTACTACAACACAATCTTTACGTGCTTCTGCAATTGAAACCAGATCGTTAACAACTGCAGTATGATCTGTTCTACCAGCAACGTCTGGAGCAATAATCATATCTACTTGAATATTATCTTTATCCTCAAATTCGTCGAAGCCTCTTAAGATTCTTCCAACTTTACCAGCTGTTGCTGATGCCGCACCATTTGCAAGGTTATATGTTTTAACCGCAGGAGCAGCAAGTGCAAAGCTCGTACCAGAATCGGCGTCATCGCCTGCGTTAGCAGTATCGAATGCCGAATCAAATGTTGACAAAAATACATAACCTGATCTTTGGTTCAATACATCTTTAATGTATATGCTAGAACCATCAGGTGATTTTGCATTTTGTGCAAGTGATACGAAAGGAAATGTTTCTAGTACATTTCCGACTGTGCCAGTAAATTTGCCGAGTCTATCAATAATTGCTACATGAACCTCATCGTGAGTTGAGTTTCTCTTAGTAGCAAATTCTGATGTTGCAGGAGCAGCATCGAAGTTAGCTTTAAGAGTCCAGTTATCAAACGCAGAGTCATTTGATTGTCTTGGACAAATTTGGATTTGAATTCCGTTACCTAGATCGCCAGGATATTTTGCGATAAAATCAAAACCATCTGATTCTAATTTACCTACTTGGCCATCAAAGTTTTCTATTGATTTAATTACAGGCGAGGCTGGACCACCAACACCACCGGTGAATGAATTAACACCGTTTGAGTCAATGATTCGCACAACTTGAAGTGAGTTACCATACTTTAAGAAGTATGCTGCACTGTGAAAGTCGACTGAATTATATGTTTCGGGTGCGCCAAATTCGCTTACAAGAGTTGCCTCATTGTCAATCTTGCGCGGAGTATGGACAGGACCCCAGCTAAAGTTCCCAACAATCGCACCAGTAGAACTAGATACTGAAGGAACTACACCCGACAGGTCAACTTCTCTGACTACAATTGAGGGAGATTCTGAAAAAGCCATTTGTTTCTTCCTCTCATTTGTTTTATAAGTCTACATAATACGATTTAGATTTCACTTAATTCTATTTATAAAATTAGAAATCTTGGTGGCTTTCATCAATAGACCACGTCTCGCCTCTAATTTCTTGTTCTGTTAGTTCTCTTACTTCGCCATTATCAATAAAACCAAAAGGCACAATGTCTTCTTCAATTTCTTTCATTCTTTGTTTATAAATCATTTCTTTTAGATTAATATCAGTCATATCCATAAAGTATGCAGTTGTTGCAAAATAAGCAAACAAAACTATATTCATCATTAAATCATCATGGTTACCATCTTCAGCTTCAAACGATATACCTTTTGCTACAAATGTAGAAATTTCTTTAATTGTTTCTTCGTCTACGATACTTAGTTTATTATTTTCAAGTAAATCTTTTGCAGCAGAACATCCTAGTCTTTTAACCTTACGGCCCATTTCAATACCAAACGCATTTGATTTAACACTAGATTCCGTATGCATATTTTCATATTCTAAATCGTGATACAAACCTGTACAAACAACCATTCCTTGATCGTTATTTTCAATTACTACATAGGCGTTGTTGTAGGCGACTGCCCATTTATAAATAATATTGGGGAAGAGTAATGGAGAGATAGTGTTATTGCGATATACAGCAACCTGTGCAAACGGGCGAACGCTAATATCGATCAAATTGAATGTAGAATAGTCCTGACCTCTTCCCTTCGCAACATCTACAACCATAACATAATCGTGTTTTTCAATACACTTTTTGTATATTGTTACGTCGCCGTTTTCTTCTATACATAAAGGTCGACTAGCTCTTAGTGATAATAAAGTTTCAGAATTAATAAGAGTATTACCAGTACCAAAAAACGTATTCCCAAATTCTTGATCGAACTGTACTTGACTGGTATTTGCAATTGTTTGCTCTTTCCAAGTTTGATCACGTCCAGGAACATCCCACCAATCTACTCGAAACGAAGAAAACTCATTGGTCTCCTGTTGAGAACCTTCCCAAATCTTATGAAATTGATTTCCAAGACCATTTGCAGTAGAAGTAA